GTCGATACGAGCGCTGTGTTGGGATGATGATGCTTATTCCCAACATATTCAACCGCGGATCTCCTTTGTCGGACGCACCCAATACATGAACCAGATGCGATCGTACCCAACTACGTTCCACATATGACCCAGGGTTGAAATGATATATACCCTGCGACGTCGTGGCTAGAAGGTGAGATTTAGCTGAATGGGAGATATTGAGGGTGTGCGGCCGGACGGCTATGTGCTGGATGGGGACGTAGACAGACATCGTGATGGTGGCGAGGCATATGCCACCATGCACCGGCGCAATGGGCGCAGGACCTCCGGGGTATAACCGGTGACTTGGGGGAGAAAGATCCCATCCACCCCCCCCATACCACTACATACACACATCATGTCGTGCCACGTCGATCCTTTTTGGAAAGTCGATGGTGCGCGGGACTTACCACCCCTTCACGTTCCGAAAGTTCTGCGCGCGTTGTGGCGCGGGACGCTCTGGGCAGCAGGCTGCGGCCATAATGGATCTGTCTCCCACCTAGTGGGCCAGCTGACGCTGGCCGCGCAGTATGCGTGGCCGAGAAAGCAGAGGCGGTGGCGCGAAGAGCACACGGTCGTGAACCCTCTCAACGAGGGCACGGCTGAGTTGCTCATGAACGACCATGATGATTCCCCGGAGTTGGATGAGGAGGAGGATTCCTGGGCTGACCAGAAGCCAGGAGAGCGGACGGAGCGACCCGTCAACAGGTATCGGTTTAGTGCAAAGGTGGCCCGGATCGTTAAGGCGAAGATGGGAACACCCAAGCACTCGACTGCCAACCTTGCGACGGCTCGTGACATCGCCCGCAAGTACATGGAGGATGTCCATGTGCGCAGGGTGGATCAGGCGGTGTATTTGCCTCTGGCTGTGACGCTGGTTTTTGTACCAGACCGTTACGAGGTCGAGGCGGCGCGGTTCGGTAATAGTTGGACAGTCGGAGATCGACTGGCCGAGGCCGAGGGCGGCAGTGTCGGGTTGTGGCAACGCTGGCTTGGGCGCAAGCCCGGGCTGGGGAAGCCGAAGGAATAGGGGGGCCTGGTGACGGCATCGGGGCGTGACACCGCCACCGGGATTGGGGCCGTTGAGGTCTCCGAGTCCGGGCCTGTTAAGAGGTGGCAGGTCGATGTGTTGCCGGGAGTCAGCAAGGTGCGAAAGTGTTACCGGCAGTCCGGTTTCGCTCCTGTGTCTGAGTTTGGCGTGCACAACAACAGCACGACCAATTTGGTTAGGGGACTCTACGAGCGGGTGCTCTACAGAGTCACGCCGGAGGGGACGCGCCCCCCGCCGGCACCCTCGGTCGGAGCTTTCGACACGTTAGCACCCTTTCGAGAGGCAGTTTGCAGGCATCTCGGACCGGGCCGCCGGTACACCCGCGAGGCAATCGTGGGTATGTATACTGGGCGTCTACGGACCGTGTACCAGCGGGCAGCTGAGTCGTTAGCGGTCAAGCCCTTGTGTCGGGCTGACGGGTTCGTTAGCACCTTTGTCAAGTGTGAGAAGGTGGACTTCCTGGCAAAGGCCGATCCGGCACCGCGTGTGATCCAGCCACGGTCACCGCGGTACAACCTTGAGGTCGCGCGCTACTTGAAGGCGATGGAGAAGAGGTTGTGCAAAGCGATTGCGGAGGTGTGGGGCGGCCCGACTATTTTAAAGGGCATGAACGCTCAGGACCAGGCCAAGTGTATTGTGCACGCATGGGAAGAGTTCACTGACCCGGTTGCCATCTTCTTTGATGCAACACGGTTTGATCAACATGTGAGTGTCCCTGCGTTGGAGTTTGAGCACAGTGTATACTTGAGCGGTTTCTCCGGGAAATCCCGGGACACACTCGCGGCACTGCTAAAGTGGCAGTTAGAGAACGTGGGCTACGGTCGCACGGCTGACGGCTTGGTGAAGTACATCGTTGACGGTCGGAGGATGAGTGGAGACATCAACACTGGGATGGGGAATTGCTTGCTTATGTGCGCCATGATGTGGGGGTTCGTGCAGCAGCTGCGGGTTAAATCGCGGCTAATCAACAACGGTGATGACTGTTGTTTGATTGTCGAACGCCGCCACCTGGAGAAGATCACCTCGCAAGCAAAACCCTATTTTTTGAAGTTTGGGATCGACATGAAGGTCGATGGCCATTCGTTCGAGGTCGAGGGGATTAAGTTCTGCCAGACCTCTCCAGTGCATGATGGCACCTGTTGGACTATGGTGCGCAACCCTGTGTCAGCGATGGCAAAGGATTGCATCTCCGTCCTGCCACTGTGCGATGTACGGACCCACGCTGCGTGGGCTTGGGCGGTGGGATCTGGTGGACTTGCAGCTGCGGGGGGCATGCCTGTGTGGCACGCTTTTTACGCGCAGCTCCAGAAGTCCGGCAACCCATCCAATGTGGGAAAGCATGGCGCCATGCAGAGCGGGCTCGCTCATCTCGGCGCTGGGCTTGACCGCGGGACCAATGAGGTCACCCAAGCCGCGAGGCATTCCTTTTGGCGTGCCTTCGGTATTCTGCCAGACGTGCAGGAGTCGCTTGAGGCGCATTACAGGACAATTCCTGTCTGCCCCTCCGCCGGGGAATTACCTCCCCAGCACATACCAAGCGCCTATTGAGAGTAGTTATTCTTTGTCTCCTTTTCCCGCGTCTATCTGTGTCGTTTACGTGTGTGAAAATAAGCCAAGATGGTGTCCAGGAAAATAAAAGTGGGTGCCAAGAAGAAGGTCAAGGTTCAGTTAAAGAGGGTGGCCACACCCCGTCCCGTGCCCTCCGTCAGCTCCAGACCGCGGCAGGCCTCTTCGAGCGCTGCCGCGTCGATAGCAATGATGGAATACGATCTTATGATTCGAGATCCGTGCGGGGCTCCCCCCGCGCGGGCCCCTTATCAGGGAACAGACTCGGGGCTGATGGCAAGGACGGTGGACTACTGGACTCCTTCAGTGGGCGCGAACGCGCCCAATGGGGATTACG